ATTATTACTACTACAAGGGCAACAATACCGGCTTTTACCCAGTCTTTGATTCCCCAGTCACTCCACTCTTTCAAGTGCGCCCATAGATCTTTTAATAACTTCATATTTATCTCCTTGTTAATTTTTTTTCTTCGGTTTAGACCTTTTCATAGGTCTAGAGCCTTTCATTCCTTTCATAGGTGGTGAAGGCTTTTTAGGTGATTTAGGTGCTCCAAGTGCACCAGCTAGTCCCATTCTTTTTTTAGGATCAGTATGTGGACTAACAATTGTTTTTTTCTTTTTAGCGTTATCAATCATTTTTCTTAATGAGGCTGAATTTTTACTTTTAGGGTCTTGATGTGGACTCATTTTTTTAGTTGCATCTTTTACATCATCAATTGTAGTTCTTATACTTTTTGCTCTTTTGGGTGACATTTTAACCATTTTTTCTCCTAATGAATTGTTGGCGTTTCTTCTGGGTAAAAATCTTCCATCATTTGAAAACTAGCCGAAAGTTGCTCAAATATAATGTTAGTTTGCTCTACACCAAGATTATTTAAATACAGGTTTCGTACCACAGAAACCATTGCCGCGCAAAACAAAAGTTGATCTTCCGATTTAGGCGATTCTTTTATAGCTAAATTATTAATTTTAACTATGAAACTTCTAATTTTTTTTTCAGGATTTTCCATTTGAATTACCCTTCATTGAATCTCTAATAGTGGTCATATTTTCTTTTAAAGCCGCTAATTTCTCTTTGCTCTTTAAATCAGCTTCTGCTGTTTTTGTTTTAAGTAAATCTATACCTACTTGAGCCTCGAGTTTATCACGATCCAAGTCTATTCTTTCTGAATCAATAGTCCAATCTTTACTTAATCTTGCTTTTTCTTCTTTAGTTTTAAGCATGGTTTCTAATGCACGTAAGTCAATTTCTTGTTGTTTTAGTTTAACAAGAGGGTCATCTTGCATTTCTTCAGAACGTTTTCTTTCTTCTTCTACCATTTCTTTAACCATTTTAGCTTCAATAGTAGCAATTTGAGATTCTTTTTGTTGCATAAATTGTTGTTGTGCTTGCTGTGCCTGCGGAGCCATTTGTTTGTTTTGTTCTGCTTGTTGCATCATTGCTTGAATTTGTTGATTTTGTTGTGCTATCTCAGGTTGTTGTTCAACTTGTTCAGCTGCTAATAAAGCAATATGTTCCATAATATGTGATTCCATCATTGCATAAAGCTGAGGATTAATTTGTACCATACGTGTAGCAATCATGTCAGCATGTGCTTTCATATGTTCTACATGGTTTTGTTGTGGAAAAGCTTTAGGTTGCTCACCTCTCATTGCCGTTGCATTCTCCATAGCAGGACTCATTGGTGTTGGCATATTAGGATCTGGTTTTAAAATAGCATCTACATTATCCACACCCATTGCCATGTACATTCTTCTGTAAGCTTCTCTAACATTATGTAATTGTGGATTAGCTTGTGCTAATTGTAATTGTTGTTGTGCCAACATAATACGCTGGGACATAGAAAAAATATTAGGGTCACTAATAGGAATAATATCAACACGATCATCAAAATCTGTTTGTTTAATCATTCTATCTCCACCTTTAACCATGTATGGATATTCTGGTGGTAAATAAGATTGGAAAACGTCTGCCAATAAATTAAACTCTATTTTTTGCGCATAGTGCATTCTTTTATGAATTGCACTCATAACTTTTGTTCCACGCTCTAAAATAGCTAGTGTAGTACCTACAGGGTTTTGTTCATTTCCTTCACCCATTTTCATGTCAGCTATTGCTGAGAATGATTTTCCTGCGTCTACTGCAAATCCTAATAATTGAAATAAAGTAGCGCTAGGTTCTTTAAAAGGAAGAGGTAATAAAGACTCTCTAATGGAAGCTCCACTTACATCAACATCTCTAAATTCACCTGGTTGTATAGGTTCATCATTATCACGTATACGCATGCCACGTGCCTTAAATCCTGCTGGTAAATTAGCAAGAGTACCTGCATCAATTAATTGTCTTAAAACACTTGTTGCAGTTCTTGATAAACCGCCAAGCATGTGTATTAAACCAAAGCCATAAAATCCTAAGCCTGGAAGAAATTTAAAATGTACGAAGTATTGTTTTTTGTTTCTTTTTTTATCCGCTTCATCCCAATTACGTTTTACAGATAAAATTGTTTGAGAATATTTATCTATTGTAACAATGTAAGGAAGTTTAATGCCACTAGGATCTTCAAATCCTGGTAAGTCTAAATCAACATGCATTTCTAATAATAAATGCTCTTCATTATCTGTTCCATATGAAGGAGTATTACCTTCTAATTCATTAATTTTTTCTCTAACTTCAGATGGGTCTACTTCTCCAGATTTAACTTCTACGTCACTATAAAAACCACTAACTTGATTTTTACGTAAATCATTTCCACTCATTTTTATACAATGAGTTATTCTTTGTGCTGTTTCAATATCAGTGGCAAAATAATCAACTACTAAGTCTTCACCAGATACAAATTTAGCTACAGCTCTTTCTAACTGACCATCATAATAAACTTTTTTAAAAGCTGAACCGGCTAGAGGTAAATAAAATAATAATTGATCCATATCTGGATCATATTCTCTCATTACATTCATTAATTCATAATTCATGAATTCTTTTACTCTTGCTGACTGTTCTTCTATTTCTGGAGTTATTTCGCCTATAATTTGACAGTTAACTGGACCACTTGCTGGTAATAGTTCTTTGTAAGCTTGTGCTTGAAATTGTGTTACTGATTCTGCAAGTAATGGATGTACGACGCCACTAGCACCTTCAAATGGTTGAGTTCTATTTTCATATTTAAACCCAAGCATATCTAGACCTTTAATGTAAGTATCTTCCCAATCTTTTCTTGAATCTTTATCGCTTTCATAAAGATTAACTAAATCACTAGATAGAAGATCTATATCTCTTTCAGGTAAAAAATCTGCTAAATTTGCACCATGTTCTGTGGGAACTTGTTCCGACATATCTTCTGGTATAATAGCAGAACCATCTTCTTGGATCTCAAACGAAGGGTCAAACTCTACTTCTTTTTCCATTTCAATTTCAACACCATTTCCTGGTTCAATTTCTAAACCAAGATTTAATGCGTCTAATGCTTTATCTATATTATTCTTACTTTGATCGGCCAATTAATCCACCTCTGTTATAAACGGGAATATCTTTAATCGGTACTATACCTTTTTTATCTTTTAAAAGCAATACAGGAATATTATCATATGGTATTCCTTTTCCGTCAACAATAACAGTTTCAGTTAATGTTGCACCACTTTTTTTAGAAATCTTCTTTAATTGAGGTATCATAATTTTATCATAAAATCCTGTTTTTTCACCTCCTTTAATTTTAGAATTGGCAAGTGCCACTCCATCATAATCACCACTTTCTTTAGCTGCTCGTAATAAATATTGCATTATAAATCTTCCGTGATCTTTAGAATCAGCTAATGGACCCTCTGGAATGGTAGAGCCGGGTTTATATTTACTAATTGAAGGCTTTAAATCTTCAGCTTTTTTAAGTAATTTGTTTTGTTGGGACCTTAAATTTTGAATATTTAAGCCTTCTGCGTCATCAATTTTACCTTGAATATTAGCTAATTGGCTCTTTATTTCGTTTGTTTTTGTTGAATCTGGGTCAAATAAGTCCTCTCTTTTAGCATATCCCGTTGAATAATTACCTTTTGAACGTGCTGCAGCATGCATATCTGACTGTATTTCTTCTACATATAGCAATTTTCGTCCATATTCGTCAGTTCTGTCAGAAAAACGCACCCAAGCAAACATATTATCCGGTCTAGCTCCTCCAAAATCATGTCCTGTTCTATAAATTGGCTCATTTTGACGTAAACTACCTGGTTTATAAGAAAAAAGCATTTCTTGGTAGTTAGAACCACCTGCCATAGTTTGATCTCCTCTATGCTTTGGTTTTGCAGATGTTTTAAATTTAAGTCCGCCCTCATTAAGTATATCATCAAAAATTAAAGCTGTTTTTTTTGCCATAAATGGTAATTTTACATTAGGATCAAGTCCTTTTCCAATAACTTCATCTATTCCAAATTCTTTTTTAAAACCTCTATTTAGTACTGTTTTAACCATGTTTAAATCATTATCTGTAACCTCAGCGCCTCTTTTTTTTATTTTGTAAATCTCATTAATTATCCTTCTTGTTCTACTATCCATGTAAACAGGGGGATTTTTTTTAATTTCTTCTATAAATTTAAATGCGTCATCTAATTGGGATTTATTATCACGTAGTCCCAGCATTTTAACTTCTATTTTAGGAGCAATTGTATCAAATTCATCTAACAAATCAATTTTGTTAACTTTAGTATTAGCTTTTGACATTAAACTAAATCCTAATGAAGTGTCTTTAAGTTCTATGTCTCCTACACCCTTATTTTTTAAATAAGATAACCATTGTTGTCCACTCATAGTAGATTGTTTGGCATTAGCAATTTCTTCACGTGATTTCCAAAACATGGCTGGCATACGTGCATCATCTGCTTTTGATATTGATACTTCAGGTGCAGATAGGGATACCCCATCTTTTGTTTTAGGAGGACGTGCTCCAAATATTCTAAATGTAGAAGGATCGGAAGTTCTTAAACCAGATAATTCTGTTATAGCGTTTCTAGCATCGTCAACAGTGTCAAAATCTCTATCTAATACTCTTGCGCCAGTATCTTCTGTTATTGTGTATGGACCTTTAGGAGTATTTATATCTATAATTTCTGTAGAAGCTTTAATATTAGGTTTAGGAAGTTGCATTTGCCCACTTGCTATTTTACCTACTGGTTTTGTGGGATTTAAGCCCTTGGTCAAAGATCCAACTGTTCTTAATTTATTAACAATGCCACCTATGTTAAATTGTTCTTTCATTATAATATTACCTTTATTATCTGTTACGTGTTTAAATTTTGGATTTTTTCTAACTGAATTTGATGTTTCATCCCAAAAATCATATACAGAAAATTTTTGCATAGGATCAATGTTGTTAGGATCTTTTTTGCTGCTCATCTGGTAACGTCCAAATTTATCTAAATGCTTTGAACCTGTAATAGGGTGCGTACTTTCACCCACCACGATAAACGCGTCATTTTCAGGATCAAGATAAGGGAATTGATTTTTTGTTATTTGTTTAGGTTTAACAACTTCGTCCACATTTGCAACAATTTCTAAATCTGATAATTCTTGTGGATTATCATTAAAATAATTTTTTCTAAAGTTTTGTCTTGCTTCAAAATCATTTTTACCAAATTTTTGGTAATTATGAACATCAGGTCCAATGACATTTCCCTTTTCATCCAGTGTTCGTTGCTGCTTGTTCATTGAAACAGATAAATCCTCTAATGAATTTTGAACCTTACTTTTAATTTTTGGAAAGGGTTTTTTAAAATTATTAAAAAGTTTTAATATTTGTAAACCCTTTTTTATTTTATCTATTGCCATTTAAAGCATACCAGTTGGTAAAGTTTTATAAAGATTTGGATTAAAAAAATCTTCTTCAAAATTTAAATCTTCTGTTTCTTTAATTTTTGAATCACTTAAATTATCGTAACCAAGTCCCACTCCATATCCACCAACAGGGATACCAACTTTTGCCCCTAATCCAAGTTTAGCAGCTCCAGCTGTTCCAGCTAATTTAGCAGCTATAGCTGCTTTTTTAGCTGCAGCGGCACCTTTTACAGTAGTTGCTAATTTAGAAGCTATAGCTGCTTTTGTTCCAACGGCAGCTCCAGGTCCACCCGCGCCACCAGTTAATAACAAACTCCCTACATTTAAAGCAACATGACCGGGAGTATTATATTTTACATTTAATCTACTAAAATCACTATAATCTAAAAAAGGTGGAAATTTTCCTGATATGTAAGAATCTTGTATTCTCTGCGCTCTTTCGTCATCTCCTTTTTCCAATGCTTCCATGTAGGACATTTCCATGATTAATTTTTTAACTTTATTTGGAGTTTCTTTATCATAGTCAGAATATAAACTTTTATCAGGTTTATATCTATCGCCTAGCGGCGCTATTTTTAAACTTGTTCCAGATCCTTTTGTATCACCAAATTCGTTACCACTCATAAATTCAGAATAATATGGAATATATGCTGCATCGTCCATGGTGGACATTCCAGCGGGATCATTTTCTTTATACCCATCATACATAAAATCAGGAATGTAAGGATCAAATTTATCAAGCGATTTTAAATCTTTTAGTACTGAATCATTAAGTCCCCAATTGACATTACGTGTATCTCCACTCCACGCTTCTTTCCAACCTTTTTGATACACATCTTTAGGGCTAACTGGAAATATCGTTCTAGCTAATGCTGCTCCATATTCTGGTATAAGTTTTAAAATCCCTGCGGCATTATGCTTTAAAAATTTATGTGTCTCTTTTACTTGTTCAATAGGTATACCATTTCGATTTACTTCACCTGATAAATTTTCACCACTAATAGTAGGTAATATTTCTCCATCACCATAATATTCACCCGTGTATTCTCCTGCCATTTTTAACAAATCCATAGTGTCATTATCATAAGAATTTATGTTTTCTTGTTTTGCATACTGGCTTGGATCTGAGGCATTAACATAACGATTTACTCTTTTCTTTGTTGCACTATCTAATTTACCTTCTTTTATTAATTCTGCAACGTCAAAATTGGCAGGGTTACTATTATATAATTCACTGGCTCTTTCAAAATTGTTAGGGTCAATGATTACATCTTCATTACCATAAACATTTTCTTCAGTACCTATAATATCATCAACATAGTCAGGAAGATTAATTTTTTTATTATAAGGCATTGCATCTTCTTTCCAATAATCTGCCATACTGTAATTATTTTTTTCATAATTTTGACGAAAATCTTTATTTTTTATTCTTTCATCTATGTCATCTTGGCTTAAATCAACTATATCTAATTTACTAGGAGATAATTCTTTAACCCCTTTGGCAACAGCTGTTATTTCATTCTTAATGTTATCTATATATTCTTGATCATCTCCAAAATTTATTGTATTTAAATCTTCAAAAATTTTTTCAACAGGTATATTAGCTGTTCGGTTAGTTCCATATTTACTTAAAGCTGGAAAATATTCTACTAGTTCAGGATTTTTAGAATTATTATCTAATATATCTTTTAATTTATCAAGATTAATATTACTATTTTTAAGAACTCTTTTTACTTTGTTTTGTTCATATTTCCATTTTTTTTCAGATTCTTCTTTTTTTTTATCATCAAAAGTTTCACCACCTTCTTTAAAGCCCGGTCGCATGTAACGTGATAAAATTCCGTGTGATTTCATTAATAGTATTCCTTTACACCTATGCGACCTTCGCTCTCATCACGATAGTCATCGGGAAGTTTAACAAAATAACCCTGCCTATATTTCATAAGCGCTTGCGTTGTTGAATCTACAAAATCATCATGGTCACCAAATGGGAATGCTGCGCATTCTTCAATGACTTCTTCAGCAAATTGTTTCTTCGGCGCCCAAATCATTCCTGATTCAAAAAGCGGAGCTACACTGTTTACCCTCGAATGTTTATCATTCCCTTTCGAAGGAGTAAAATTTATAACAGGTATTCCCATCTTTTGCAACTCATGAGTTAAAGGCGTACCTGTAGCCTTAGCCTCAATGATAATTTGTTCTGGTTCCCAATAGTCATATTCCTCCATCGCAATTTTTTTTAGCTCTGGAAAGTTCCACCGGCCTCGTTTCGCGTCTAATAGAATTAAAGCTTCTTTCTCATCATCTTCTGGAGAAAATACTCCCCACGTCGTAATTGCTGAATAATCGGCTGTTTCTTTCTTAGAGAAAGCTGTATCGTAGGATTGTATAATATACTTTAATTGTGGTGTTTCTTCCTTTTCCCATTCTTGCCACCAATCACGCTTTATAAGTGCACCTTCCTCGGCGACAGGATTCTGCATCCATTGTGCATTCCATTTTGAAACAGGGATCGAGGCTTTAACAGAATCTAATCCTTTCATGTCCCAAAAATTTCCCCACATGGGTTTATCATTGATAACAGCTGGAAACTCTACAACTTCCCATTTGTCGGATGCTTCGCTTTTATTTTGAGCATCTAGCAATTTTCCTGTTAAGTCCTTAATGGACCAACGGGTCATGACTAATACTATAGCGCCACCAGGCTGAAGCCTTTGTCGAGGGCCAGAAGTATACCACTCATAATGAGCATCAAGAACATGAGGAGATAGAGCGTCTTGCTCCGAGTGAGGATCGTCGATAATAAGTAAGTCAGCCCCACGGCCGGTAATAGCGCCGCCCACACCAGCAGCGAAATATTCACCTTTATGGTTTGACTCCCATCGTCCCGCAGCTTTAGAATCTGCAGCCAATCTAACATCCGGAAATACTGAAGCATATTCCTCAGACTCTATCAAATTTTTTGCCTTACGTCCAAACCTGATTGCTAATTCCCCAGTATGCGTGGTTTGTATGAGCTTGGATTTTGGATGACGGCCCATGTAAAAAGCAGGAAACAAATGACTCGCAAATTCTGATTTAGTGTGTCTAGGAGGCATATTGACAATAAGTCTTTTAAGCTCACCGTTTGCAATACGGTTTAATTTTTCTGCATAAATTTTGTGATGCTTACCTTCAATAAATTCAGGCCAAACAGTCTTCACAAATTTCATGAAGTCTCCTTGAGCTAGTTCACGCTTTTCTTCTACAGCGTTTTTTAAAATTAATTTTAAAGTATTAGTATCTAGTTTTTCTAAGTTAGAAAGATTTTCCATATTTTAAAAATTTTTTGGAAATATGATTATAACGTTTTTATAAAGGATTGTCACTCTCTAACAGTATACAACAAAAACTATAGGGAACCTAGTCTCAAAGGGGGGGTCGACCCTTCCACAGTGCCCAGGCAGCGAGTTTACGAGCTGCAGCGGTGACGCACTTTGATGCCCGGGCGACTTATCCACAGGTTATCCACAACTTACTGCTATTAGCTATTGACATAGTTATCCACAACTTAATGCAAGTATCTATATCAATGGTCATAGGTCTATGATACTCAATAGATAGAAATAGAACAAAGGATATAACAATGACTAGACCAATAGATGACTTCGCTAACAATGTAGAACAATCGTTAGTAACAACACAATCAATTAACAATGTAGACATTACACCTGTATTACAAGAAGTAATAGAGTACAGCAAAGACCAAGCAAGTACAGGAAGTATAGAAGAACTAATAAGCAAAGTACCACAGAAAGACAGCCTTGATTGGAAGTTAATAAGTGGTGTACTATGCAACTCTATCATTGAATGGATTGCAGAGGACAAAGACGAAAGAATGGATTTAATTAAGCATATGCAAAGCGATATAGGTTATGTGCTTAAGAGAATGGGTTTGACTATGTAGTTATATCCATAGTCAATAAGAAAGGGTAGTATCCACAATGCTACCCTTTTTTTACGCCTGAACTTCCGTCTTGCACCTGCGCCCGCGGGCGAACGAAGTGAGCCCGGGCATTAATAGTTTATTAGTTATGTTGAGGAGTTTGGGAGTTTGAAGAGGACTTAGACCTACAAAA